ACTGCTGATATTGTTGTTGGTCAAGGATCTAGTGTTATCGACTTTGAAATCAAAAACACTGGTTTTGGATATGGCAACGGTCAAATCTTGACTGTGGCTGCTGGTGGTTCTGCCGGTATTCCAACTTCAGGAACATTCAGAGAGTTCCAAATTGATATTCAACAGGTATTCCATGATGAGTTCACGGGATGGGCGATTGGAACTTTACAATCTCTTGATGATATTTCTAATCTGTTTACAGGATCTAGAACTGCATTCCCACTTCAGGTTGGCGGAAATTCTATTTCTATTATCTCCGGTAAGGGATCTAACATTAACGTGCAGGATGTTCTTCTTGTATTCGTTAATGATATTCTACAAGTTCCTGGAGAGGGTTATGTATTCACAGGAGGAAGTACATTAACATTTACTGAAGCACCCAAAGTTGATGATACTGTTAAGATTCTGTTCTATAAAGGATCAGGTGATGTTGATGTTATCTTTAGAAATATTATTGAAACTGTTAAAGTTGGCGATGAACTGACTATCAAGCATAGTCCTGATCTGGATCAACCTTCATATATGACTGAAGATCCTCGCACTGTTGAAGTTGTCAAGTCAACAGATGTTGTTGGAACCAATAATTACTTCGGACCTGGCAATAATGCTGACACAGAACTGCAAAGATCTGTTACATGGTGTCGCCAAACTGAAGATAAAATTATCAATGAAAAAGGTATTGGAAAAGATCGCGAACTGTATGAACCAGTAATTAATCCTTACGCATATATTATTCAATCCGTTGGTGTAGGATCAACTGCGATTTATGTTGACAATATTAGACCGTTCTTTAATCCAATCAATGAAAATGACACATCACTGACTTTCCAAGATAAAGTTAAATTTAGAAATCAAGGAACAAAAGTTGGTGCTGCGGCAACTGCTGTGGTTTCTGTTGGTGGTACAATCTCATCCATCACAATTTCAGATGGTGGATCTGGATATCTGACTGCGCCAACTGTAAGTATTGGTAATACTGTTGGAGTTGGAACAACGGCTTTGGCAACTGCCTCTATTACTGCTGGTATTGTTACTGCAATTACTATTACTAATGCAGGAACTGGATATACTCAAGTCGATCCTCCAGAGGTATTGATTGCTCCACCAACAACGTTTGAGGAAGAAAACTCTGTTACTTCCTACGCAGGTGATTCTGGGGTCATCGTAGGATTTGGAACCACAACAGTCAGTAGCAATCCTCACATGATGTTTGATCTGTTCATTCCAAGAGATTCCTTCCTTAGAGATGGTAATGTAACTGGAGTGACGACAGTCAGTGGTATCGGAACTGGTGACTTCTTCGCCATCTATAATTCCAACGTTGGATCTGCCACAACAACCTTGACAACTCTAGATGTTTCTGGTAATACGGTCGGAATTGGATCTTCCTTTATTGACAACGTTTATCAGGCACACTCTGTTGAGACAGTTAACATTAACGTAACTGGAATTGGATTCACTGATGTTCGCAGAGTATTCTCCAGAGTATCTGAGAACTTTAAGTTCGGTTCAACATCAGGAATTACAACCTCTCCTGAATTCGGGATATATAATTGGGGTAAGATTCTCCTTTCATCGAGATCTGGAGTTAACTCCTATACATCTTACACCAGTGGCGGCGTTGCAGGTATTGAAACTTCAACCATTGTTCAAAGATCTGCATCACTTAAATTTAAGAATTATACTTAATTAACACCTAATAAATAATAAGAAAACTCTGTCCAAATGGCTGCCATTATAACTGATCAGATTAGAATATTAAATGCCAAGAACTTTGTTTCGGGTATAGGGTCTGCGAATAATGCATATTATTCTTTTATTGGACTTCCCAACCCTACCGAAATTCAAAGTGATTGGGATTCTGATCCGCCATCTCCAAAAGATAGTTTTAATGAAGAGAACAATTATTGGGACACAATTATTGCTCTCAAGAAAATTAATTCATCTGATGTAAGACAGGTTGTTCCTAAGAGATCTTGGTCCTCTGGAACGACATATGATATGTATCGTCATGATTATAGCAGAACTAACACTGCTAAAGTTTCTGGTGCAACTAATCTGTACGCAGCAAACTATTATGTCTTAAATAGTGACTTCAGAGTTTATATTTGTTTAAACAACGGAATTGATCCGGACAATCCAAATGGCAAACCGTCATTGGATGAACCAACGTTTACTGATCTAGAACCAAGATCAGCTGGAACTAGTGGTGATGGATATATTTGGAAATATCTGTTTACGATCAAACCAAGCGATATCGTTAAGTTTGATTCTACAGATTTTATGCCAGTTCCAGGAGATTGGACAACTGGCACTGATAACTCTTCAGTTAGAGATAATGCAGTTGATGGATCTATTAAGATCGCAACTATCACAGATCGTGGAGTTGGTGTAGGAACTGCTAATTTAACTTATACTAGAGTTCCCATCAAAGGAGATGGATCAGGTGCAGAGTGTACGATTGTTGTTAATAATGACCAGCAAGTTGAAACCGTAACTATTTCTAATCAAGGATCTGGTTACACTTATGGTAACATTGATTTAGTTGCTGGTGGAGTTCCAACAGGAACAACCAGACCAACTTTTGATGTGATTATTTCACCAAAGGGCGGACATGGTGCTGATATTTACCGAGAGTTGGGTGCATATAATGTTCTCCTTTATTCTAGAATTGAAAATGATATTGAAAACCCAGATTTCATAACAGGAAATCAAATTGCAAGAGTTGGTGTTGTTGAGAATCCAGAAGCATTTGGATCTTCAGCAAACTTAGATTTGGATAAAGCAAGTGCTGTACCTGCCTTAAAATTAACTGGAATTGGTTATAGCACAGCAACATTTACTGCTGATGCTTTTATTACTCAAACTGTTGCCACTGGATCAACTGCTGTTGGTAGAGTCATTAATTACGATCAAACTACAGGAGTTCTAAAGTATTGGCAAGATAGAACTTTGGTTGGATTTAACACTGTTGGAACTGCACAAACTAATCCTACATATGGATTTGATTTGGTTGAATTTACCAGCACACCAGACACTGGTGGAAGCGTCACAATTGTCCCGTCAACTGGGTCTAATTTGGCAATTGATACATCCTTCACAGGTCTCTCAACAGTAATAAATAGTAGGACGTATTATCTTGGTCAATCATTTACTGATGGTATTGCGTCCCCAGAGGCTAAGAAATACTCTGGAAATATCATATACGTTGACAACAGACCATCTATCACTAGATCGTCTAATCAAAAAGAAGATATCAAAGTTATTTTGCAGTTCTAAAGAATTATGCCTCAGCAAACGAATCTAAACGTAGCTCCATATTTCGACGACTTTGATGCGAATAATGACTACCATAAAGTCCTATTTAAACCGGGTTATCCAGTTCAAGCAAGAGAACTGACAACCTTACAGTCGATACTGCAAAATCAAATTGAAAAGTTTGGTCAGCACTTTTTTAAAGAAGGTGCTAGAGTAATTCCTGGTAATATTGGATACACTCAACTGTATTATTGTGTTCAACTGAACAATGTTTATCAGGGAGTCCCTGTATCGGCGTATGCTGATCAGTTAGTTGGAACAAAAATCACAGGACAAGTTTCTGGAGTTACAGCATTTGTTGATAAGGTTCTGTTACCAGAAGATTCTGAAAGAGGTAATTTAACTCTTTACATCAACTACTTAAATTCAAATACTCAAAATAACGCAACTCAGGTTTTCTCAGACGGTGAGGGAATTACTTGCAATCAAACTATTTCATCAACTTTGCTGGGAAATAGCACGATTGCAGCAGGAGCGCCTTTAGCAATCACGCTTGGATCTGGAGCAGCTGCTACTGGATCATCTTTTCAGATTCAAGACGGTGTTTACTTCATTCGTGGCAACTTTGTTAATGTTAGCAGAGAAACTCTGATCTTAGATCAATATACAAATAAACCAAACTATAGAGTTGGTCTGTTCGTAAACGAAGAAGTAATCAATGCAGACCTTGACGAAACCTTAAATGATAACTCCCAGGGATTCAATAACTATTCTGCTCCAGGAGCAGATAGATTAAAAATCTCAGTAAGTTTATTCAAAAAAGCATTAGATGATTTTAATGATGACAACTTTGTTGAGTTGGCAACAATTGTTGATGGTGCTATTAGATCTCAGGTAAAGAGAGGTGGAGAAAATAATCCATATGGTGGAAATTTTGAACTTTTAGATACGATTGCAAGAAGAACGTATTTAGAATCTGGGGATTACTATGTCAAACCGTTTGACATTACTGCTTTTGAGTCCTTAAACAATAATCAGGGAAATAGAGGTATTTTCCAAGAAGGTCAACTCACCCCCGGTGGAGTTACTCCTTCTGATGACAGCATGATTTACAAGGTCTCTCCTGGTAAAGCATTTGTTCGTGGATATGAGTTGGAAACTAACTCTCCCATATTCTTAGATGCAGATAAACCAAGAACAACGAAGGAAGTAAAAAATCAAAAGTTAATTTATAACACTGGTCCAACCCTCAAACTGAATAGAGTATTTGGCAATCCTAGTGTTGGTATTGGCAATACTTATGTTTTAAGTTTGCGAAGTGAAAAAGTAGGGTCAAATCAAAGAGGGGCATATGGTGATGAAATTGGACTTGCTCGGGTATATGATTTTGCATTAGAATCTGGATCTTATGACAGTAATGTTCCTAACTTAAATGAATGGGATATTGCCCTGTATGACGTTCAACCAGTCACAGATATCACTCTTAACGAACCAGTCACCCTTGCAACATCCACCTATGTAAAAGGTGCGAATAGTGGAGCTACTGGATTCTTAAAAGATGCTGTCACTGCTGGCATTGCGGTCACAATTTATGATCGTGAGGGAGATTTCCAAAAAGATGAAAGATTGATATTCTCTAGAACCAACTCAAATGGTTCTACTATTGCTAGGGTTGCGACTGCTGTTACAGCACACTCACTTTCTGATGTAAAATCTGTTTTTGGTTCACTTGATGGAACTGTAGGACTTCAAACCTTCAGTGCCGATGTCATTCAATCAACCGCAGTAAATGTTGGCATAGCGACGATTACAGCATTCTCTGGTGGATTTAGCACAGTTAGAAGCACTAATCCATTATTCCCAACAGGGGTTAAAGAAGGTGGACTTATAGAATATAGTGATCAGACAAGATCGACCGACCCAATCACTGCTAGAGTCGTTAGTGTTGGATCTTCTCACCTCTTAATCGCTGGTGTCACAACTGTTACCAACCTGTATTCCGGCAATCTTCCTGAATATGGCACTAATGGTGTAACTGCCAATGATTTCAAAATCCTAACCACACAATTAACTTCGTCCTCTGATAATACTCTCTTTACACAACTACCTAAGAATCACGTATCAAACGTTGATCTTACTGATGCAACTATCACTATCAGAAAAACATTTACTGTTAATATTTCTGGAAACAAATTATCATCTGCTGTAACTGCTGGAGAGAATCAAACTTTTGCCACCTTTGATGAAGAGAGATATTCTCTTGTCAGAACTGATGGAACAAATGAAGTTTTAACAGCAGATCGTTTTGATTTCTTATCTGGAGCAAAATCTTTACAGATTAGAAACTTAGGATCTGATGATACTGGTGCTCAGTTAGTTGCTACCGTAATTAAAGCAAAACCTAAGGCTAAGGTAAAACTAAAAAATAGAGTTAACTCAGTCACAATTGTAAATTCTATTGACAGAAGTTCAGGTGTCGGAACTACTACTCTAAATGATGGATTAACTTTTGGTGGTTATCCTTTTGGAACCAGAGTTCAAGATGAAGTAATCTCACTCAATACACCTGATGTAGTTCAGATTCATGGTATTTTTGAGTCAGCAGATACATCTAATCCTTCTGCACCGAAAGTAACATTATCTAACATCAACAGCGCATCTACGACCACTGAGGAACTTATCGTTGGAGAATTAATTACTGGTCAAACTAGTAATGCTGTTGCCATTGTAGCAGAAAAATTAACTTCTTCGCAAATCGCTTTCTTATTCAAAAATCAAAATAGATTTGTTGAAGGCGAAACTGTGGTATTTGCTGAGTCCAATGTACGGGCACAAGTTACAACGCTTTCCACACCCAGTTTTGATATTTCTGGGGAATACACCTTTAGATCTGGTCAAGAACTAACCTACTATGATCAAGGACTTATTAAGAGAAAACCGGAGTTTGATCCAGCATCTAGAAGATTAAAAGTTTACTTCTCTAATGGATTCTATGAATCGACTGATGATGGTGATTTAACAACAGTGAATTCTTATGATGAGTTCAACTATGCAAGAGATCTCTCTGGTCCAGGAGGACTTTCTGTCTCCGATATTATTGATATCAGACCTAGAGTTTCTGATTACACAATTTCAGAGGATTCAAGATCTCCACTAGAATTTAAAGGAAGAACTTTTGATGGGTCAGGAAATTCTGCTGGTAACATTCTTGCATCAGATGAAGATCTAACAACCACTTTCTCTTACTATCAAGGAAGAATTGATAGGATTTTCCTTACAAAGGATGGTGCTTTCCAAATCAAATATGGAACTCCCTCAGACAAACCAGAAAAACCTGGAGCTGTCGATGATGCTTTAGAAATCGCAACAGCGGTTTTACCTCCATATCTCTACCATATAAGTCAAATATCTCTTAACTTCTTAGAGCATAAGAGATTCCAGATGAAGGACATTAAGGGTCTGGAAAATAGAATTCAAAACCTTGAATACTATACTTCACTTTCTCTTCTTGAAACCAATACTGCTAATTTGTTTATCCCAGATAGTGAGGGACTCAATAGATTTAAGTCAGGATTCTTTGTAGATAATTTCACATCATTCCAACCACAAGAATCTGGATTACAAATTAAAAATAGTATTGATAGATCTGGAAAAGAACTAAGACCTAGACATTATACAAATTCAGTTGATCTTATTTTTGGTCCAGTTGTTAACACTGATGCAACAGAAGATGTTGATTTTGCTCCTATTGAAGGCATCAATGTAAGAAAAGAAAATGATATAATCACTCTTGATTATAACGAAACTGAATATATTAAACAATCTTTTGCAACGAGAACTGAGAGTGTTACTCCGTTCTTGATTAGTTTCTGGCAGGGAACTATGGAGTTGACTCCTGCATCAGACACTTGGATTGATACTGTTCGTTTAGATCCTAAGATTATTGATGTTGAAGGTGATTATGCATCTACACTGAATCGTTTGTCTCAAACTGAAGGAGTAGATCCACAAACAGGTCTTGGTCCAATTATTTGGAATGCATGGGAGACAACTTGGGTTGGAACTTCAACACAGGATCTTGGAACTAGAACAAGAACAGAAAACCGTCGTATTAATACCTTTGGTATTGGTGGTTGGATCAATGGTGGAAGTGGTATTGCTCAATTGTGGGAAACAACCGAGGAAACAGTTATTACTGAAGAAGTTACAAGAACAATTGAAACTACCAACCA